TTTTAGGAGCCACAACCTTGGGCTTAAACTTAGGGTCCGATAATTTTTTAGCCATTGGGTTACCGCCCCTTTTCATGGCTACTGGCTTCTTGCGCCCCTGAGCGCATTTCATTTTTGCCGCTCTCATGCTCTTTCTCCTTGGCAACAATCATGGATTACAGAACCACACTTAGAACACTGTTCATGTCCATGCACAAAAACAGTGATAAGTTTTTCGTTACAACGTGGGCAGTTTCCGCAATGGACCCTTGTTCTAGTTGTGCTGTCGCCAGTTTTGTAAACAGGAACAGCATATCCATTTGAGCTACCAACGTACATTACGACCTCTTGCTTACCTTCTTTGCTGTTCTAGTCCTTGGAAAAGACCTGTTAAGATTTCTAGCAACTACCCTAAGATTGCTTTTACGATTGTCTTTAGGGTTTCCATTCTTATGTGCAACATCTTTTTTGTCGCCTCTTTTTACCTTGCCTGCCGCAGTTAATTTTCTGCGGGCCGCGTTTCTACTGGCACGGCGTTTCTTTTGCTCTCTAGCCGAATGATAATTTCTATATTCGCCTTTATAATTTCGTCTCATCTATGAACCTTTTGCACAGGAAAAATAGCTTTTACACTAGCACCTTTATGAGCCTTAAAACCACCCTTGGGATTTTTCATTAACTTATACCCAGAGCCGTGCTTCATCCAATGAAACCCCTTTGGTGCTGTAACGCTTTTTCTTTCCATTACCTAATAGCACCTTTTGTTTTGCCCTTAGATGCGATTCCGTCACGCCGTTTTTTCATAGCTCCGCCGCCATACATTCTTTGCATTTGCTTCATTTGGTCAGCTTGCATACCTTTTCTTTTGCCCTTTTGACCTTTGGCAAGCATACCTAAAATGCCGCCTAAACCCATTCCGCCAGCACTACTGAAGGCGTCTGATATTGGGCCTTTGCCTTTCATAATGCTATAAGCTGGAGAAACTGTCTCTAACAGCTTACCCATGTTGGCCTTCATTACCTTGCCGCCCTTTTTCTTTCGGGCTAATCTATCTTTTTCTTTTTTATATTCTTCTTTTGTAAGATTCATAAAGCCAGATTTTAGCGCCTTTTCATTTGCTATTTTTCTTTTTTGCAAAGCGTTTAACTTCTTAGGCATCTTATTACCTTTCATTTGTTGCCTCATGGAGGCTCTTGAGATTGGCATTTAGCACTTCCACCGTCTTCTAGCTTGACGTAAACGGCTGTTTGGATTCTTTGCCGCTTTAGGAAACTTCTTCATTTGACCAGCAGAACGAGCGCAGAAAGACTTACGTCTCTTTGCGTCCTTGCTTCCTTTCTTGACTTTACCAGTAACAGCAGTCTTTAGTTTGCTACCGGGGTTTGCCTTTCTATAAGCGGCAACACCCTTTTTGGTCATCCCCGCCCCACTTTTGGTAGGACGGAAATTACCTGATTTTACGGATGTCTTTATTGGGGTTTCTCTTTTTCTAGGCATAGCCTACCCCCTATGACATGAACACCGTTACACTAGAACACGCAGTCAAATCTAAATAGACATCTGTCTCAAATAAAATACCATTGTCTGGAATGTTTACAGAGAATGTACTGGATGTACCAAAGGCAACATCTAGCAAGGTGGTCCCACCGGAACCTCCGTCCTTTAGAACGACTTGCGGGCTACCAGAACCAGCGGTCACCACCTGTATCTGGCGCACTCTTGCACGGCCAGCATACACAGTGGCATCTGCTGTCTTGGTGACTGCAAATACATCGGACCTACTCATATCAGCCTCCTATTAGGCTGTAGATGCGCTAGATGAAATACCGAAGAATTTCAATGCAACCACAGAACCGCTACCACCTGCTGCACCAGAAATTGCAATCTCAATCTCATCTGCCGCACCAGTTGCGCTAACTGCTGGACCTGTTGTGCCACCAGACATACCCAAGATTCCATTACAAAAATAGAAGCCTTTGAATCCTGTTGCATTTAAAGTAATTCCAGAAGCTCCGTCAACAAAACCGTCTGGGTCTGCGTCTGTGCCAATATCGTCCAATGTCACATTGTTTGCCGCCGCAGTTGTTACGGTAACAGCTACGCCCATCGGGATAAAATGAGCAGGCATTCCAATAGCAGCCTCTTTAAAAGATGTGCCAGATGCCGCGATTGTTATTGAAGTGCTATAGGTAGACAAGGTCATTTCATTTGTGAGGTCGCCAGTTGTGGCGCTCTTAATGATTGTCTTAAAGCCGTTTTCTGAGCGGACGGGACCGCTAAAAGTTGTATTAGCCATGGGAACTCCTTGTCTTGGCTAGTGTCAGCCGCAGTATACGACTGTCAAGGTTAATAATCATTATACAAAAAGAAAGGGCGACCCGGAAGCCGCCCAATCTAAAAGTTTATACCATAGTACAATTACGCTCCGGGTGAGCCATAAATGCCTAATGGGTCGGACACACCGAAGCTGTAACGCTCACGGGCCTTGTAGCGAACATTGCCTGTGTCAAAGTCACCATCCATAGATGTTGACATTGGTGTACGGACAAAGTGCTTCATGCCGTTCGGCACATCGGTTGTCAGGAAGAACGCATCGTTATCAGTCAGGTAGTGATTGACACGGAAGCCTTCTGGAATCGAACCGTTTGACCGAATAGCGTTGATGTCGTTATCGGCTGTGCCGACACGCAAATCTGTCTGTAATAGACGGGTTGCAACAAACATCAATGCTGGTGGAATAACCAACTTGCGTGGACGAGCGGCAATCAACAAACCGCGCTCATCAACGAATGCGGCAATGTTAATAACTGCTTCTTCCAAAGAAGTCTCGTTCAAGTCAGCATTTGTGCTTGGACGGTTTGAGTTAGTTCCACCCTGTACAGTCGGGTGAGAAGCATTAAACAATGTCACCCCATCACCTGATTGAAAGGTGGTGAAACCATTGTTTAGCAGCGCGGCGGCTTTTACCTGCTTGGTATATGCCATCGCACGGGCAAGAGACTTTGTATAACGTGCTGAAAGCGCATCGTACAAATTATCTTCCATTGCTTCTTCAGTTACAGAAAAGCCCATTGCCACAGTTTCGTGGTTGTAACGGGCTGTGAAGGATTCCTGAGCGCTGTCAAACGAAATCGCTGACCCCTCCGGTTTTACGGGAGCGGCTCCGAAACCAGACAGCTTTACTTCTTCCTCGAAGCTACGCTCTGATGTTTCAGTTTCATAGATTTCTGCGTGTTCATTTTCATACTTTTCGTATTCCAAACCGAACAGTGCGTTAAGACCCGGTAACAGTTCCTTCAGGAGTTGTGCGCGTGTTATAGCCATTTTCTACTCCTTACGCTGAACCAGTCGCAAGTGCGTGCTGGTGATAGTTGAACTTACATACCAGAATTGGGAAAGACGTACCTTTCTCATCGCCTTGGTCACCACCAAGATAATCAATAACCCGAATTGGGTTTTGAGCATCTGTGCTGAGTTCGGAAATGTCCAACGCTACACGGCTAATTTTCAGTGAAGTGTTTGGAGCAGTTTGAACAAGAAGGGTGTTCTTGCCATAGATGTCGCCTGTGTTTGTTGGCGCACCATCCGCTTGGATAGTGAACAACACGTTCGGGTCATCTACAACATACGCCATAATATCAGAAGCGGCAGTGCTTGCTGGATATAGCTGGCTGAACGTCTTTTGGTTGGTGTTCGGGTCTGTGTACGAACACCCCATGAAGATACCAACGATATCGATTTCAGTCGAATCATCGCCAGTAGCGGACTGCTTTTCGATTGTGGTGGCTGTACCACCGTCAACTAGGTGAACAATATCCCCTGTGGCAATCGCAGTGCCATAGCCAGAAGCTATTGGATACTGACGGAAAACCTCAAGAGAACCACTGTCGAGACGGCCAATCGGGCGCAGACCGAAGGGAGCGGCAGTTGAAGACATTTGCTTATTCCTCTCTTCTATCTAGCCATTAACATAACGGTAAGCGCCTAATTAAAGTTACTTACCAAACGAAGTTTTCGTAGACCGTTCTGGTTGTAGAACAGGCATACGAGGGTCAGATTGACGTAGATAATTATTATCTACAGATTCTATCTGTTGTGCATTCATCTCATCGTGCGCTTCACGCCGAGATTCTGCAAATTCGGTTGAGTTCTCGCAGAGTAGCAAGCCTCCAACCTCAACATTACCTTCAAATCGAGAGTCGATATCAGGCAACACTTGTAATTCAGGATGGTCCTCTGCCTTGACTGGCGTCCAGCCCTCACGAAATTTAGACGACACATTGGTGTTATCAGCCTGCCCTAAAGTAGATGTGCGTACCCAGCGGTATTCAACACCATCGCGGGGTTCGGGGGTAGGCAACATGGTCGGTCTTTGCCAAGTTTTTTTACGAGCCTCGTTATCACGAGACTTGTTTGAGCGTGGGGTTCTGTCAGACATTAGATACTTCCTTCAAGAGTTGCGCCGCATATTGTTCTGCCGTAAGGCCAAGGCGCTTGGCGAGAGCGACTTGTGTTGAGGTTAATTGCACTCTGCGTGGTTTCTTTGCACTCCGCTGTGCGGGGGCCACCACGGGGCCAGTTTGACGAACAGGTGCTTCTTCCTCAATTATCTGTTCACCAAACTTGTCTGGGAACCGTTGACGCATCTCTGCATCAATACGGTTATAATACTCATCTGCTTGTGTTTGGGGGTTAATGCCCTCTTTTACGAGGCTTTCGTGTACCCCAAAAGCAAATCCTGTCATGGCTGTGTCATTGCCAAACCATTCATTCTTAGCGGCCCACGCTTTTGTTTTTGCGTCTGGCTCTGGAACCTTAGCCTTTTGTGCCAGTGGCTCTGGAACTTCCTTAACCTCTGGCTGAGGCTTTGGCTTGTAAGACTCAACCCTAAATTTTTCATTCTGGAGTGCAGTAAGTTTTTCCTGTGCCTCAATTAACTTGTCAGGGTCACCTGTCTCATAGGCTTCCTTGTACTCAGATTTTGCACGGTCTAACTGTGCCGCAACACGGTCCTTAGCTTGCTCAACCAAAACTCCCTCACCCTCTTCAAGGGTTTTACGAAGTTTTTGATTCTCCTCATAAACTTTTCGGGCGTAATTAACGGCCTCGTCTTGAAGTCTTGACGCCTCTTCTTTGCGGCGGCGCTCTTCGTGAAACTCATACTTCAGTTGCTTAATGCGCTTCTGCACATTCTCACTGTAGTTTGCAATCTCATCATCTTCCGGAATTTGCGGTTCAGCATCTTCCGCGCGGCGAGGCTTGCCCTTATCAGCTTCAGGTGTGTCATCAACGACATCAACCTCAAGCTCATTATTTGATTCCAACTCCACCTCAGTGAAATCTTCCTCTTGTTTTTCGGCTATATTATTATTCATGCTCTTGTGTATCCCCTTGGGTCATCGACAACAGCCTCAACGGTGTCGTCATTAATTAGACGGAACTCCTGTTTTTCAATCTTAAACCGTGTGCCGGAATACGAACGAAAAATTACGAAGTCACCTTCCTTACAGTACGGGCCATTAGGAAACTTATCTGTGTCCTTATATGCGTCTGGCCCAGCCTTTACTACAAAACCAATGACTGATGCGGTTTGTTCCGCTTGCTTCAGTGCATCTGGCATATAAATACCGGCTTCTGTTTTTTCTTTAACCTCAAGTGGCTTTATTAAGAGTTTGTAACCAGTGGGTTCTGGTATCTTGCGGGCGACATCTTCGTCAACCGTTTTTTCAGCAGAATACATTTCTGTTCCTTTGCAGTGATTTAGGTTCACAGTACCTTGCAGGTTATCCCTGAAAGTCTCCACAAAACAATATAGCGTAAGAAATCGCTTTACGGAACCCTTACGCCTCTTCTAGTCTTTTTTCCAAATCAAGAATGTCACGCTCTATTAAGGCCAAAGCCTCAACTTTGCCGACAAGGCGGATATATTCTTCATGGTCTTGACAACCGCCGCCAGCCATGTGGTCAGCTATGTCATTCATGTAAACTCGAATTTTATCCTTTATCACTTCCAGCATCATTTATCTCCTCTGTTAGTTCTTTACCAAGCTCAATGCCGTATTTTAAATCTTCACGCTGTCCCTGATAACGAGTCTTAGCTAAATCAACGCCAAGCCTTGCGCCATCACGCCGCTCTTCAGATTCAATTCTTTCCTCTTGAACAGCAACATTTGCTTTTGACTTATCCATATCTGCTTGTAACTTGGCTATGTCAAGTTGTTGTTTGTGCTGGAACTCAGCCTCTTTGAGGGCAATCTCACGCTGTTGAATTTGTGTAAGCGGGTCTTGCTGTTGTTGCATGGCTTGTTCTTGTGCAGCTTCCGCCTGATTCTTATTAAGCAGTTTATCTGCCGCCTGCGCCGCCAAACGAGAAATTTCAATCTCAACATCTTCTGGAAGAGGCTTGTCCTCATCAGGCATACCAACGCCAAGATTTTTCTCGATTTCTTTGCGATACTGAAACGCAACGTGTTCTGTTATATGCGCTGAAAGAGCGGCTTGTATTGCGCCAGCAAAAGGAGACTGCCCTACAATTTCCTGTAGCTTGGGGTCTTGTGCGGCGGCAATGTGAACCTGAATGTGTGCTTCATGGTCCTGATACTTAAATGCCTTTACAGGCTCTTGTTTTAAGATAGCCATGTTTTCTGTAACTGGGTCAGACGGCGCAACATCCTCTGGTAATTTTACGATTTGGTCGGCGTCTTTGATTCCAAGCACTTCGAGCATCTGACGATGTAGCTGACCCATGTTGTAAAGATTGGGAGCCTGTTGAGCAAGTTGCATAGCCGCTTGATATTGCACGACTCTTTGCGACATGGTTGCGGCATTGGGGTCTGAAACCGGGATAATATCAACCCTATCATCGAAATCCTCCTGACGATTAAAGTCACCATCTAATTCATATGAGTATTTTGGACCCATGTAGTCTTTAATTACTTTGCCCAATATTCTTAGTTCTTTTTTGAGGGCGGCGTGAAGGCGTGCCTGTACACCAGACATCACCTTCATAGAGCGCTCCATCAGCGCGAGCGTAGTTCCGACCGGAGCTTGCGGGTTGAGGTTTCCAACTTGTACATCAGCAACGGAGCCAATCCTTCTCCCCTCTTCCACGATATTTCCGAGAAGCTGGTATAATACTGATGATGGCTCCTTGTAAGGAAGGAATGCAATCGAGTCCCTAATCGCACCCCCCGGCACGTCCACGTCACGGAACTCACCCGGCATGAGAGGCGAATCGTCACCTTTAATACGCAATCCGCGAGCTTTAAGACCAGCGGGGAGATTAGAGAGTGTACCCGCATCAATAAGTTGGCGCAGAATACTTGTGGCACTTTTAGCAAGACCACCAATAAGATGAATAAGACCCGTTCCATAGAAC